GCATTGGGTTCTACAGCCTTTATTACTTGGGAAGCCGTAAGCGGTTTCCTTGATATATGTATTAGTGCTGCCATGCAAGGCAATGCAGCCGGTATCTACTTTGTAGTGATGCCAATACTATGTGCCATAGCGGCATTCTTTATGTTGTTTTACCAAACATCAAAAGACAGTAAATAATCAAAAGCAACTTATCCAAAAGGCACATGTTTTTGTGCCTTTTCCTTTGACTAGGCATAAATAATATTGTACAATGCGGGAGTGCATTATACATTTAGGCACATTATTAAGGCATACATTAAGGAGAACTATTATGGCCATGACATTAGCAGAGATTCGCGCAAAACTACAAGCGAATGAGAACCGCGGAAGCGGAAACAGACCCCAAGGCGACAACGCCATTTACGCACACTGGAACATTCCAGAAAACACAACAAGTCGCGTAAGATTCCTCCCTGACGCAAATCAAAAGAATAACTTTTTCTGGGTAGAACGAGCAATGATTCGTTTGCCATTTGCCGGAATCAAAGGACAATCAGACAGCAAGCCAGTTGTGGTACAAGTGCCCTGTGTTGAGATGTGGGGCGAAGCCTGTCCAATTTTGGCAGAAGTGCGTCCCTGGTTCAAAGACCCTAACTTGGAAGAAATGGGTCGTAAGTATTGGAAAAAACGCAGTTACCTGTTCCAAGGATTTGTGCGTGATAATCCCATTGGTGACGACAAGACACCAGAGAATCCAATTCGTAGATTCATTATCAGCCCACAGATCTTTAACTTGATCAAGAACGCATTGATGGATCCCGACATGGAAAACTTGCCCACAGACTATGCCGCAGGTCTTGATTTCAACATTAAGAAAACCAGCAAAGGTGGTTATGCAGACTACAATACAAGTACATGGGCACGTAAAGAAACTGCACTAACAGCAGACGAAGCCGAAGCCGTTGAGAAGTTTGGATTGTATGATCTAGCAGACTTCTTGCCCAAGAAGCCCACAGACGTTGAGTTGCGAGTGCTCAAGGAAATGTTTGAGGCCAGTGTTGATGGACAACCATACGATGCAGATCGTTGGGCCAACTACTACAAGCCAAGTGGGTTCCAAGCAGGCACAGGAATTGATGCCGATGCATTGCCTGCCGCAACACCAGTAGCACAACCCAAGCCAGCTGTGGCTGCAGTTCCAAAAGTAGCTGCACCGGTGGATGATACACCACCATGTGATGTAGATGAAGCACCAGCCCCAACTGCACCAGTTGAGGCCAAACCTTCAAGCCAACGTGCCGAAGACATTTTGGCAATGATTCGCAATCGTAAATCAACTTAAATGCAGTTAACAGTTGTCCTGGGCTCCTCGGGAGAGAAGTCCTTTGATATCAATCTGAATAACAATTCTTTTACTCGTAAATGGGTAAAAGAATTGCAGTGGTGTTTGGATAACTGTGAATTCAATCAACGTGAGGCATTTTCGGGCTTACTAACTTTACGCGAATCTGAACAAATTTTAAATAATGCTTGTGTCACAATCAACAAGTATATGAAGGGTTTTATCAAAATTGAGACGGACTATTCTCAAGAATACTTCAATTACTTGCACTCAAAATTTGAACAGTTAAGTGGTAAATTTGGTAAGCCCACCCGTTTGTTTAGTGTTGCAAATGCAGAATTAAAATCAGCAATAAGAGATTTAAATCATTTTGTACATCGAATTGAAAAACAAAAAACATCTATTCAGGAACTTTATATAAGTTTTGATAAAGATCAATACAGACGCCATCTTTTGTCTGATGAGGATTATGAATACTTTGTATTTAAAACCCCACCAGGTACTCTTTTTTTATATTATGTAGAACTAGGTAAGGAATTTATTGACTTATACAACGATAACTTAGAATTAAATTATCCAGGGTTTGCTAATTTGCATTATTACAGTGGAGAAGCAACGCTTAACTTCATTGAATATGATTGTTTTTCGGACAAAAATTATCTGCAATGGTTGACAAACAACAACATAAACCCGTACAATAAAACACTGGGACATGGAAAAATTGCATTAGGCACTGTTGATAATTTTGAATACGCATTAAATAGCATACAAACACACCGACATATAGATAAAATTTTAATCAAGGAATAATCATGGCAAAACCATTCGACGTAAGTAAATTTAGAAAAAACATTACAAAGAGCATTGACGGCATATCCGTTGGCTTTACAGATCCAACAGATTGGATCAGCACAAACAATTATGCATTGAACTATCTAATTAGTGGAGACTTTAACAAAGGTGTTCCGTTGGGTAAAGTTACTGTGTTTGCCGGCGAATCAGGTGCAGGAAAGAGTTTTATCTGTAGTGGTAACTTGGTTGCTAATGCACAAAAGCAAGGCATTTATGTCATCTTAGTGGACAGTGAAAACGCACTTGACGAAAAGTGGTTACACGCATTGAACGTGGATACTAGCGAAGACAAACTTCTTAAACTCAACATGGCCATGATCGACGATGTGGGCAAGATGATTAGCGAGTTTGTTAAAGAATACAAAATACTACCCGAAACAGAGCGTCCCAAGGTGTTGTTTGTGGTTGACTCGTTGGGCATGTTACTAACACCCACAGATGTTAATCAGTTTGAAGCAGGCGACATGAAGGGCGATATGGGACGTAAACCCAAAGCACTTGCCGCGCTGGTTCGTAACTGTGTTAACATGTTTGGTAGTTTGAATCTAGGTTTAGTATGTACAGCACACACTTATGCAAGTCAAGACATGTTTGATCCAGACGACAAGATCTCGGGCGGACAAGGCTTTATTTACGCAAGCTCAATTGTAGTGGCCATGCGTAAACTAAAACTAAAAGAAGACGAGGACGGCAACAAGATCTCTGAGGTCAAAGGTATTAGAGCCGCATGTAAGATCATGAAAACACGCTATGCTAAACCTTTTGAAAGTGTGCAGGTCAAGATTCCATACGAAGAAGGTATGAATCCTTACTCGGGGCTAGTTGACTTGTTTGAAGGCAAAGACTTGTTGAAGAAAGAAGGCAACAGTTTGGTGTATACACTGGCCACAGGCGAAATTATCAAGAAGTTCCGCAAGGCATGGGAACGCAATGAAGATACTTGTTTAGATCGTGCCATGATTGACTTTGTTGCTAATCCACATCACACAACTGTTGAAGTTGAAGAACTTGAAGCAGTAGTAGAAACCATTGCGGAAGACAAGCCAAAGAAAACAGCAAAGAATGAAAATAGTACAAGTTGAGCCAACAGAAGAATACTTTGCCCTTAATTGGCAAGTGGGAATCCGTTGCAACTATGACTGCATGTATTGTAGCTCAGACTGGCACGATACCACCAGCCGGCATCACTCGTTGGAAAAACTACAGGCAGCATGGGAAAGTATATATAGTAAAACTCAGCATCATAACTTGCCTTATAAAATTGCATTTGCTGGCGGGGAATTAACCACCAACAAGCATTTTTTGCCGTTTGTCTCCTGGCTTAGAGAAAACTACAATGAAAATTTATTTAAGTTGATGCTAACAACCAATGGCAGTGCAACATACAAGTACTATCTTAAAATGTTTGAAGTTTTAGACAATATTGCGTTTAGTGTACACTCGGAACACATTGATGAACAAAAATTCTTTGATATGATCATCAACTTGAAACAGTCAATTGACTCTAATAGATTTATTCAAGTGGCTATCATGGATGAATTTTGGAACAAAGATAGAATACAAAAATACAAAGAATTATTGGACAAAAACGATATAAGTTATACGGTCAATCATATCGACCATAAATACCAAACTCGTACATATCCAATCATGCAAGGAAAACTAAATCTCAATGTTTGAAAATCACAAATATTATAATTGTGAAATTACTGTGGATAGTGGTGAAACCTATCGAGTAGCGGCCAATTGGTTGCATAATGAAGCAATGGATAACTGGCTCGGGTGGGACTGCGATGCAGGGTACAAAAGAATCTCAGTCAACAAGGACTTTGATGTCAGTAGCGCAACGTGTCATAATGATCATCTTGGCAATATATTTACAGGGTGGGAATTGTTTGACAAACCAACTATCTGTAAAAAAGTCAGATGTACAGGATGCACGGACGATTTATTAATAACCAAAAGGAAAAATCAATGAGTATAGATGTAGAAGTACTTGGTGAAGCATACACCATTTTAAAACAATATATTCCTGTAAAGGATCGTCAAGAAGCGGCAGACAATTTGATGAGTGTTATGGTTGACATGCTGGGTGATATCGAACTACAAGAGTTTGGCGGCATTGATAGCAATCTTAAGAAAGCACTTAAAGAATACGTAGTCGAAGAAGACAACGACGAATACGACGAGGATGAATAAATATTTTCCAATCAAAACTGACACAGCATGTCAGCTGAAGTGGACCTGGAGTACAATTTTTTTATATTCGGGACAAACAAACAGTTGTCATAGAGTTGACAATGATAATATAGACCCTGACAACTTTGCACAGTTTCATAATACTCCAAAAAAACTAAATGACAGACAATTGATGCTAGAAGGCAAATGGCCCTCCGGCGGGTGTGAGTACTGTAAAAAAATAGAAACAGCCGGCGGCAGTAGCGATAGAATAAATCAGTTGAATGTGCCTAATTTATCACCACCGGAACTAGAGTCTGATATTGCTGCCACAGTTGTAAGTCCCAGAATAGTCGAGGTTTATTTTGATAATACATGTAATCTGAGTTGCATATATTGCTGGGATGGATTCAGTAGTCAAATACAGCAAGAAAATAATCGCTTTGGTAGATTTGAACAGGATGGAATGGTAATTGAGAATCGAGCACATAAGCACACCGAGTTCAAGCAACTGACTGAGAAATTTTGGACATGGTTAGATGAAAACTATTTGACCATAAGAAGATTCCATATACTTGGAGGGGAACCTTTTTATCAACAACAGTTTGATCACTGCCTTGATTTTCTTGCTACTAGACAACATCCATTGCTAGAGTTTAATATAGTAAGCAATTTAATGATTTCCCCTGAAAAATTTCAAACAAAGA